AGAACCAGAGGTTATATGTGCTACAGGCACTGACATATTAGACTATGAAATCTCTGACCTAGAGATAGAAATGGAAGACGTAGAAGAGGATGACGATGCTTAAACAAAGAGAGTTGTGTGAAGACACAACAGTATGCTGGGCAAGCGGTCACTACCTGACCGATGAATTGCCTGACGACTGGCTGAACTGGACTGACGAGGAAATCTATGCCTTCATTGAAGAGCATGTGTGCGAGGACTACGAATACTTTGACCCAGCCCATCTGTTCGACATGATGACATTCCTAGCCCAAGATGCCTTACATAACAAGGAGCGCATCAGATGAGACTACATAAATTTATTTATGACTCGTGGAATACTGTGTTTGACCATAGGCTTAGTCCTCTAAAGAACATTCCAGATGTACACGTAAGACACATGATACTACAAGTGCTTGCTTACATGTGGGTGATTGCCTTCTCTGTTGCAATAGGTTCTTGGTCAGGCTTACTATGGTCAATGCTAGGACACATAGCCCTACTGTGTGCCTTGACAGTCACAGTAGCCACGTACAAAGTTGCGGAGAAAAAGCCGCAGGTATTCATAGACTGGGGATACAATCCCCAACCTAACTTAGGCAGACGTATGGATGGAGAACATGAATGACAGATACACTAAAACTAACTGACTACGAAGTAGGATACTTGACAGCGTTTAGTCATCAGAGTTACGAGGATTGGTGTAACTATAACAGAGAGCCAGAGGACACATGGTATGGCATACAGGTAGGCGACAGAATGTTTGACCTGAACCTGTGGCGTGACGAGTCTAAGGACATTGTGTATTGCTCTGTGTATGAGTGTTACAAGGCAGAGATAGACCACGACCATTGGACAGTTAATTCAGACCACAGATATTTTTTATGGAAAAGAGAGGATGCATAATGATGCAAGCAATATTGATTAACCCATTCGATAAGACTATCGAAGAAATAGAATACTCTGGAGACTGGAAGGACATATCTTCCTTGATAGAGTGTGACATGTTTACTGTTGCCTACTTTGATGACACTGATGACAGTGTATATGTAGATGACGAAGGACTGTATGTAGAGAACCAAGCGTTCTTCACAATCGGAGATTGTCCACAGCCGTTAGCAGGGCGTGGTCTTCTGCTTGGCACAGATGAAGAAGGCGACAGCACAGACTGTAAAACTACGCTTGAGGAAGCTAAAGCTATGGTGCAGTTCTTAGGAACTAATCCTGCTAATGCTCCCGAAGCTGGCTTTACAGTTATAGGATTTGATTGGTAGAAGGAGAGAGACTATGCCAAATTGGTGTGAAAATTATGTAGCAATTAAGAGTGATGACAAGGGTTATCTGCAGATGCTGTATAACAGCCTTCGTAAAGATGACCCAGAGTTCCTTCCTGTATTAAGACCTGTACCTGTAGGTAAGAAAACATGGTGTAACTGGGATGGCTCTGGTAATGTAACCAAGAAACTTGATGGTGAGTATGATTGGGATTGGTGCATCACACACTGGGGAACTAAGTGGGATGTAGATGTGAACAGTGCATCCTATGATGGCAATGTGTTGGAGATAAGTTTCAGCAGTGCTTGGTCTCCACCAGTGGAGGCGTTGCAGTATGCCGCAGAAAAATACGGGTTCACCTTTGAACACAGCTACTACGAGGGCGGCATGATGTTTGTAGGATATGCTACCGAAGATGCTGATGATTGTTACAGCTACACCTACGACAAGCTGCCGAGTGAGGAAGTCCCAGAGTTTCTGCTGGATGAGTTCCCTTGGATACAAGAAGACTACGATGAGTGGTTACAGGAAAAGGAGTTAGGGGATGATAACCTTTGTGCGGCTATCGCCTAGAAAAAGATACCTAGCCAAGGGTGTCCTAGAATACGACATGTGGGTCGAGTTTGATGCCAGCGAAATACCTGCAGGGATGGACGAGTATGAGTATGCTCGTCACCTAGCAGACATGGGGAAGTGGTACGAAGAAGAGCCATTGTCAGGTGACTTTCGTGTTACCTCAGTGGATGAAATCAAGGAGTAAAAGATGGTTGACATACCTTTCAGTATCTCTTATACTGAGATAGTAATAATGCTAGGCGTTTGGCTTAACGCATTGATTAACTTATATAATTTCACTAACAGAAAGAAGTGACATGACTAAAAACAGATACGAAATAACTTTTGTAATCGAAACAGATGCAGAGGATGTCGGGAGGTTGCCGTGGTATCCTCTTGTAGGTGATGATGTAATGCCTGTTGATTGGCTAGAGTATATTAAAGTACGACAGCTTGCAGACACGGAGATGAATCTAAAAGATTTAACACCCGAAGATAGTATTACTATGATTGACATGACGTATCAGGCTACCAAGGAAGAAAAGCCTGTTGATTACATCAAACTGGTGGTAGATAATGACAGACAAGATACCGAAGATAAACCCGATAGCGAAGACCCTACGGAATAATAGGTATGCCCCGAAGAAAGTCAACCCCAAAAAAGGAAAAGGTTCTTACGACAAACAGAAAGAAAACAAAACAGATGCACATAGAGATGTGGATTGATGTGCCTGTTAATCAGAACCCACATCCAGTGCATTGGAACTGGAAAGAAATAACAGGATATGACCCCGTGTTTCAAGTAATACGAGGTGTGCCAGAAAGTGAAAGGATTACTAAGCATGGCAAGCAAACATAAAAAGATGGCTAAAAAATGGCATGAGGATTGGATAGGAAGTGATTGGTATTACCAAACAAAAGGTAGCTACCACTACGCCACCAACAGCAAACAGAATATATTCTGGAGAAACAAAAGGTTAGGTAAAGAGTGGGAACACGAGGAGATTTGGAACAGATGAGTAAATTAGGAATGATAGTTTTTGTAACTATGTTTATTATTATTTATTTAGTGGGGCAGGGATGATAGCAGAAGCATTAGTGTGTCTTGCATTAAATATATACCACGAGGCACGTAATCAACCTACGATTGGACAGATAGCTGTTGCACAGGTTGTTGCTAACAGAGTTAATGATAGCAGATACCCAAATAATGTATGCGATGTAGTGTATCAGGGCTTGCATTATGAGGGAGGCCATCCTATAATACATAAGTGTCAGTTTAGTTGGTACTGTGATGGTAAAACTGACGAACCAAAGGACAAGGAAGCATACGAATATGCTATGAGCATTGCTAAGAAAGTAGTTGCTGGTAATAGCTTTAGATACTTAGATGGTGCGACACATTACCACACAACAGAGGTAGCCCCTGCGTGGGCTTCTGGTAAGAAGTTTATTGTCAGGATTAATGACCACCTTTTTTATAGATGGGAATAACATGTTTGAAAAATCTACAGCAATACTTGTATTATGCACTGAGGCAAACGAAAAACCTAGCCGTATAATTGCGGAAGGTTTCGTAGGCTCTGATGTTGAGATACTTACCTTAGAAGGGGACAGACAACTCTTGTTTGCTCATACCCCTACATCCTCCACACCTTTGAACGAGGAAGCTACAGCCATCCTTAATAAGGAGAGTGGTAATGCCCTTACGTTTGTGTATGGAAATGCAATCATGTTAGAAGACGAAGCAAGGTGGAACGATGAAAATTATTAGACGCTCGATATATTCAAGTGACTTAAACCTCATGGACTTACCAATTAGTTATGAACACATAAGACGTTGGCAGAAGGGACATGTTATGACGATGTGCTTCCCTGATTTGTCAGCACAAGAGAGAACATTCATACAATACGGCACTCTTGAAGAAGAAGAGGTTGAGATTGCAATGATTGAAAAAACATTCGAGGAGCATCCGATTAACTAATGGGAGATAAAATGAAAAATCTATGGGAGAAAGACAGGAAGGTTGTGTTCCGTGAGTTTTATCATCAATACTTAGATGAAGGGTACAACCACAAGGAAGCAAAGAAACTAGCAAGCGAAGAAGCGGATGAAATCTACGGCGAAGTTGTGGATTTTGTCTTTGATGTAGCAGATGCGGAGCATAACTATGACTAAACTAGAATTAAGTATATTACAATCAGACGAAGTAACGCACGAGAATCTATGCAGATTGTGGGAAGCAATCCAAGATGACCTAGAAAACTTGGGTGACGATATAGAAGGTGACGAAAGGGTAGCTAATCTACAATTACTACAGGCGATAGAGCATGTGGTGTATGGTGTATACGGCATAGAACTCTTAGATGAAATCAAAGAGAAGTTTAATAAGCCGTTACTAGACAGTGACCCTGATGAACGTCCGTGGTTCTATGACGGATTCGGATGTATGCGTAGTAAGAAAGACGGAAGTGTGTGGCATGATTAAAGACCCAGAGGAGCGTAAGATGCGTAAGAAAGCAATCAAGTTGCAGAATGAAACTACAAGTGGCTTCAAGAGGATGCCCTTCAAAGAGGCTATGAAAAAAATCAGAGAGACACAACAAGCCAAAAGAAATCCAACCGAAAACTTTACGAGGTATTAAATGACAAAGTATTTTTTCAGAGGCAAGGACGGAGTTAAGCCTCTGTCTGACGAAGGAACGCTGTCTGAATTTATGGACAGCCGTAGCACTATAGCCACAGCTATGGGCTTCAACACGAAGGTTGTTAAGGATACGCTGCGTGTGTATCTAGGCGACAAACTGGTGGGTGAATACATACCGCACTATCATAAGGCAGTAAAGAATGGCTAGGTCAGTCGAGTATATCAGACAGCGATACGAAATATTAACGAAACTTTTGGAGAAAGAATTTCCAGAAGAGGTTGACAATGACGAAAAAGCTGATACAATTAGTGCGAACCAAGCAATGACGGAGAGATTAAATGCATTTAGACGAGATAAAAAGCAAGCTGATTAGACACACTTCATGTGACAAGTGCGGTTCATCAGATGCTAATGCGTTGTATGAAGATGGAAGTCAGTGGTGCTTTTCATGTGAGACTTACAGCCACCCTGACAAGGAAAGGAATAGCGTTGTGATACAACAACAGCCGAAGCAGACACAGATGTTGTCAATAGGTATTATAGAAGCCCTTAGTGACCGAAGTATCAACCAAGATACATGCCGTACTTATGGGGTTACCATTCAGAACAACAAACAAATTTACCCTTACTATGACCAAGCAGGTAAGCATATAGCTAACAAGGTCAGACATCCTGACAAGAACTTCCATTCAGAAGGACAGCTACAACCTGCAGGATTGTTTGGACAGCAATTGTTCCAACAGTCAGGCAAGTACATTACAATTACCGAAGGCGAGATTGATGCCATGTCAGCATATGAAATGCTGGGTAGTCGGTGGCCTTGTGTGTCCATCAAGAATGGCGCACAGTCTGCAGTCAAAGATGCCAAGGCTCAGTTTGAATACCTTAATAGGTTTGATAACATCGTGTTGTGTTTTGATGCAGATGAGCATGGACAGAAGGCAGCAAATGCTGTAGCCCAAATCTTTGAGCCTAACAAGTGTCGCATCATGCACCTTGCAATGAAGGACGCTAACGAATATCTGAAGGCTAACCAACGTGAACTATTTACTAAGGCGTGGTGGGAAGCCAAGCCATATACCCCTGCAGGTATTGTAAACCTCAAAAACTTTGAGGGGCTTTACGACAGGGACAACAGGGAGACTGTTCCATATCCTTACAAAGGATTAAATGACATGCTGTATGGCATGAGGACAGGTGAGCTTGTTACCTTTACTGCAGGGACAGGGGCAGGTAAGTCTAGCATCATCCGTGAACTAGAACACCACCTATTAAATAATACCGACTCCAACATAGGTATCATCAGTCTCGAAGAGAACATCAAGCAGACTATCTTCCATCTCATGTCTGTGCAAGCAAGCAAACGTCTATACATTGACGAGGTTCGAGACACAGTTCCAGAAGAACTACTGCGAGAATACGAAAGAGCAACAGTAGGGACGGGGCGTGTGTTCGCCTTTGACCACTTTGGTTCTATCCAGACTGACGAGATACTGGCTCGTGTTCGTTACATGATTAAGGCACTTGACTGTCGCTTCATTATCATTGACCACCTTTCGATACTTGTATCAGGTCTTGAGGGTGATGATGAACGTAGGAACATCGACAAGATGATGACCGCCCTTCGGTCACTAGTTGAGGAGACACAGTGTTGTATGCTTCTTGTATCCCACTTACGCCGTGCTAATGGTGACAAGGGACAGGAGCAGGGTGTGCAGATTAGTCTGTCCATGTTGCGTGGCTCACACAGTATAGCACAGTTGAGTGACGCAGTGATTGCAATGGAGCGTGACCAACAAGCGTCTGACCCCATCTCAGCTAACACCACAACCATCCGTGTCCTGAAGAACAGGTATGCAGGTGAGACAGGTATTGGAACATACTTACTGTATGATAGAGAGACAGGGCGTATGACCGAGATTGACGACCCTAATGCAGAAGACTTTGAAACCATTGACGTAGAGGAGTATTTATAATGACACTAAAACCTGCGACAGCAGACAGAAAGAAGTTTGACCTTGACTTACAATACGGACAGGTTCGGGAAGACATTGTATCCGAAATGCTTCAGGATAAAAAGATTGAAGTAAAATCTGAGCGAGGTATGTGGATGGACACAGGCAACATATGCATTGAGTATCAATGCTATGGTAAACCATCAGGCATTACTACAACAGAAGCTGACTACTGGTTTCATAACCTGTGTATCAACGAAGATATTTTTGCTACGCTTGTTTTTAAGGTTGACAATCTAAAGAAAATAATAGATAATCTTGACAGTAAACGGAGCGTGTCAGGTGGTGACCATAACGCTTCTCGTATGTGGCTTCTGAATATACAGAAGTTATTCGCCAAAGATTTTTTGAAAGTGTACAAGGATGAAGCGATTAGTAGTTGATATTGAAACAGATAGTTTAGACGCAAAAGAAATCTTTTGTGTCGTAGCAAAGGATATAGATGATGGAAGAATTTATACATACAGTCCGACAAACATTCAACACTGTAAGGTTGTCATCGAAGAATCTGATATTATTATTATGCACAACGGCGTTTCTTTTGATGCTCCTACTCTCAAGCGCATACTAGGTATTAACATACCGCTTGCAAAGATACGTGATACATTACTGCTGTCACAGATGGCTGACCCCATGCGTGAAGGTGGTCATTCACTAGATGCTTGGGGAACTAAGCTAGGCTTTAATAAGATTGAGTTTAATAACTTTAGTGCGTACTCAGACGAGATGCTGAAGTATTGTATACGTGATGTAGAACTTACAGAGAAAGTCTACAAGACTCTTATACCTGAACTCAAAAAGTTTAGCGCACGTTCTATTAAACTAGAACATCAAATCAGAGCTATCATAGATAGACAAGAAGCTAACGGCTTCACACTTGACGAGCCAAAGGCTATGCAGTTGTTGTCTAAGTTGAAAGACGAATCTGAGAATATTAAGAATGACTTACAGGAAGTATTTAAACCTATAGTTGAACATAGATATTCTGAAAAGACAGGTAAAAAATTAAAGGATAAGGTTACTGTATTTAATCCTGCGTCACGCAAACAGATTGCAGAACGCCTGATGGATTTAGGATGGAAGCCTGACAAGCACACAGAAAAAGGACAGCCTATAGTTGCGGAAGAAGTCCTTGAGAAACTAGACATACCAGAAGCACAGTTGATTGCTAGGTATTTGTTATTGGAGAAACGAGCATCACAGATTACCTCTTGGTTAAAAGCTGTAGGGGAAGATGGTAAGGTGCATGGCAAGGTGTTAACACTACGAACCATTACAGGACGCATGGCTCACACATCACCTAACATGGCACAAGTACCTGCTGTGTACTCACCATATGGAAAGGAATGTAGAGATGTCTGGACTAGTAGCAATGATGCTAATATTCTTTTGGGTAGTGACGCAAGCTCGTTAGAGTTGCGAATGCTTGCTCACTATCTAAATAATAAAGACTTCACACGAGAGGTTGTAGAAGGTGATGTTCACACCGCCAACCAACGTGCGGCAGGACTACCGACTAGAGACAACGCAAAGACTTTTATATATGCGTTTATCTATGGTGCAGGTGCTGCGAA